AATAAGAATAGGTTTATTAACACAGCTCATATCTCCCATGTTAATAGTTCCTGTTCCAACTATTACAGTTGGTGTCTGAGTTTCTGCAAATATTTTTAAGCCTGAAGGCATTTCTTTATAACTTGTACCATGTTGAAACTTTGCCATTTTTCCTCCTATCTATTTTCACTATATTTATCTAAATCTATGAAATTTTTCTTAATTTCATCATAGTCTGATATTCCAGTTTCTATTCTTTTTAACTGTTCAGAAGTATAGAAACCTTTATGTTTTAAGATAAAACCATTTTTTGTAAGTTCTTCACCAATGTAGATATAAGTTTTATCTTCTTTAATCTCTTTTTTAGTTTCAATTTTTATTTCAGTAATTACTGAATTTTGAGTAACTACTTCTGTATTGGGTGTTTCAGTATTTACATTTATTTCTGTATTATTTGTTGTTTCTGTTGTTTCAGTAACTGCTGATTTATCTTTCTCTTTATCAGTTTTTAATGTTGCCATTTTTCCTCCTTATCTTTTGAAACTCCTCTTTCAGTTTCTTCTATATATGCTGTATGTGGAACAGTTGGAATATTTAATTGTAAAAGAATGTCATAAATCCAAAAGTCTCCACCAGTCATTTCTTCATTTAAGAAAGCTTCAATAGTCTCTAAATCTATTGAATAACTAAATCCATCTTTTCTTTCAATAGCTGAAGAATTTTTTGTGAAATATGCTACTAGATATTCAGCTATTCCAACTATTTCATAAAATCCCTCTTCATAGTCCTTATTTTCTGTTCCTAATCTAATTAAAAACGTAGCAATTTTAGAAGTAACTGCACTTTTAGTTTTTTGTACAGATTTTATTGGTCTTATAAGAACAAAAGGAAACTTATCTCCTTTTTTATCTCCAATCTTTCTAACTTCAGCTTCAAGATCATCAGGTTGAAGATAGCTTCTATAAAAATTAAAGTTTTCTATTTTAGCTTCTCCAAATGCTTTTTTTATAGCTTTTTCTAGTGCTAAGCTGTTTTTTCTAAGTGGATTTATTCCCTCCATAATTCATCTATCCTTTCTTCTAAGACTTTTGAAAATATTTTTTGAATTTCTTCATATACTTTTTCATCATCAATTTGTAATCCCATACTTCTTACAGATAAAGATGTTGCTAATGTTATCTTATGTCTTTCTTTTCCTACTCTAAACATAAGTTTTGGATTTCCAGTTTTCCAAAAAGCCCAGAATAATGTTTTCCAAGTCATCTCAGGTCTTGGTTTTACTATTTTAGTTTTTATATATTGTTTACTTTTCCCAGGATTTGGTTTAGATATTGCAAATTCAGAAACTTTATTTCTTTTTGTACTTCCTAAAAGAACACCATCTGTTGATGTTATTTTTGATTTTAAAGAATTAGCATCAACTTTTTGTTGTAAAGAATACCTTGATTTTATAAATTTCTTTTCTTCTTTTTTGGCATAATTGATAGCTTTTCTTAGTGCTTCTTTTACAATTTTGTTATCCATTCCTGAAAATTCTTTACCAATTTTTTCTAACTTTTTTAAACTTTCATCTGATATTTCAAGAGTATACATATCTATCCCTCATATTTTTGTACATATATATGTGTCATTCCATGTCTTTTTTCAACATCATAAATATAATAAGAAATTTCATTAATTTTTATCCTTTTTCCTACTTCAAGAGAAGTAGAAGATGGGAAGTCCCTAGTTTTAATAGAGACTTTTAACCCATTTCTTATTAAAGTTGTTGAATCCAAATTCTCTTTAAATTTTCCTGTAAGTTTTGGATTACTTTGCACTTTTGTTATTACTGCTTTGAGTGTTATTCCTGACAAGTTAATTTTTTCAGCAAAATCTGTAAAAAAAGTCTTATCTATATCATCTTTAAAAGTGTTATTCATTTTTTGCACCTTTTTTAGATGTCTTTGCTTCTTTTAACCCACCAATATTAGTTTCTTCCTCTGAATTATCTCCTTCAGTTTCAGCTTTTTCTATTTCGCTACTAACGAACTCAGCAGCTCCTAAATCAATTAATCTTTGAGTTTCTTCTTCAGCAATTTCAAATTCTTCTCCTGATTTATATAATATTTCTTCGACTCTTATATTTTCAATAGCTCTCATTTTTTTCATATCTCATCACTCCTTATAATACAGTTGCAATAAACCAAGATTTTACATCTTCACGAGGTATACATAATGGTCTTGAAAAATATTGTAATTCTTCATCTTCACTGTAATCTGGATACCATTTTCTAATAGCTTCTTTTTTTACAAGTAATTGAGCAGGTTTTCCTTGCTCTGTTCTTATTGACATTGCAGCATATCTAAATGCAAAACTTTTAGCTTTTACTCCTATACAAGTTTTTTCAGGAATAACTTGTTCTTCATTTCCTGTTTCTATATCCTTATACCAATCAACAAAAGAATAAATAGTTAATCCCAATGTTGGAAGATATGCTATTTCTTTTCTACCATCATCAGCTTCTGCCTTAGTATCATTTACACGGACATAATTTGCATGTCTCATATTTAAATACTCTTTTACTTTTTCATTTTTTAAAAATGCTCCAGCAACATCAGGAGACATAACAATTGTATCTATTACAACTCCTGTTTCTTTTTGAATTTCAGTTTGTTTTTTTTCAAAATATTCAATAGGGTTGCAATTAGGATTACTAAATAGGTCATTTCCAGTAAGAATTTCCTTATTTATATCTCCATATTTAACACCTGCTGCTCCTGATTCCATAGGACAAACACCTGTTCTTAAAGTTTCTATTAACATCCATTGTCTTGTTCTGAATGCAATATCCTTAAACTTTTTCATAGCTTCTGCTAACATTTGTTTTCCTACTGCTTGTGGGTCTGCATATGGAGTTTGTCCAAATTGTTGTTCAAATACTGCTTCTGCTTCATTTACAGTTTGTAATTTTATCCAAGCAGGTCTTACTCTTTGTACAGCAAAAGAGTCTTTAATTATAAATATTCCTTGTTGTCTTTTCCCAACCAATGGAGCTTTATCTCTTCCTGCTTCTCTAGTATGTATTTCTAATTCCTGCACTTTTTCAGCTTTTTCTTCACCAACTAACAAACCATATAAAAAGTTTTTTGGTGCTTTTGTTTGCTCTATTATTGCTGTTAATGCTATTAATCCAAATATTTTTGATGACATATTTCCTCCTATTTATCCAATCATTATTAAAAGTTTTCTTGCTGCTCTTTTTACTTCAGCTTTATCTTTACCATTAAAATCTACATATTTTTCATTAAAAGAACCTGTCAAATAGATAGTATTCTTTTTATTATTACTGTCAGAAGTAAAATCATCAGTTACTACACCGTATATTTCAGCAGCAGTAGTCAGTTTTTTAACTTTTCCAGCTGTTGTTAGTTCCACCAAATCTCCCATTTTATATTCCCCAGCTTCAAATTCTATTTTTTCAGTATAAAATGGAAATTGTAAGTCTCTTTTTAAATTACTTGTTTCATGTATTTCTTTCATGTTTTTCCTCCTATTAAGCATTTGCTATATTAACAATATCAGCTATTAAATTTTTTGTATCATCAGTTTGCCCAGGTGTTCTATTATCTATTTCTATTTGTTTACTTTCTTCTCTTCTGGTATTTAAAATATCAGCAGGACTTTTATTTTCAGGAACTTTAGTTTTTTCTTCTGTTCCTTGGTTTTCAATAAATTTTGCTAATACATCTTCAACAATATCAGCTTTTGTTTTACCAGATTCCTTAGCTGCATCTATAATTTCTTTACATTTACCTTGTGTTTGTTCATTAAGTGCATCTAAGTCATTTATTCTTTTTCTTTCCTGTGCTATAGCCTCCTTTCTTATATCTTCCACTAATTCTTTATTTTGAGCTTCTAGCTCCTGCATGTTTTTTGCTCCCATGCTCTCTCCTCCTTTTTTTTCAGTGTTTCCACTGTTAATAATTTGTTTATCTCTTATTTTAAAGTTTTCCAAGTTTGAAAATTCAGAATTTTTAATATCAAATACAATTTTTTCTGTTGCAAATCCTTTTTCAATAGCTTGATCAGCTGTAAAATAAGTTTCTGTATCCATTAATGCAGATATTTCTTCTCTACTTAAATGAGATTTTGTAACATAAGCATTAATAATTGTTTCTTTCATAATATCTAAAATAGCTGCTGTTTTTCTTAATTCTATTGCATCACCAGCTAATGCAGTAATTGGGTTGTGTATCATCATAGTTGCAACAGGACTCATTGCTATCTTATCTCCTGCCATTGCAATAACAGATGCTATTGATGAACATTGTCCATCTATATAAACATTTTTTACTGCTTTATGTCTTTTCAAAGCACTATAAATTGCACACCCTTCTGTTACAGACCCTCCTGGGCTATTGATATAAAGATTTATAGTATCTATATCATTTCCAAAATTTTCAAGTTCTTTATATACTTGATCTGCATTTACAGGCTCATCAAACCAAGAAAAGCCCCCAATCTGACCATATATTTGAATATTTAATTCATTTTTATTCTTTCTTGCCTGGTTTAATATTTCCATCTAAGCCAACCTCCTTTTTCTTTTTATTTTCTATACTTAATTGATTTAAGTTTTCATTCCAATCACTACCATTTAGTTCCATTGCTTCCCTTTCAGTAGTAGATAGTCCATGTTTAATTTTTAAAATAGAAGCATTAACTTCTTTTACAGGATCTATTTGACCTTGTGAATTTCCATACCACTCAGCTCCTAAATAAGCTTTTTTCTTAACAGGATTATCAATAAATCCTGGTAAATTTATATAACCTTTTAGGACTGCCTCTTCAATTACTTGCTCAAAAATTGGCTGACAGAATGACCTTGACATCCATTTTCTTCTCCTACGATACATCTTACCCACTTCCAAAAGTGAGGCTCTTGAAGCTGAATAACTAGCATTGAATGAAGATAGTAAAACTTCAAATGGAATTTCTAAGGCTGTTCCTATCTGCTTTAATTGGGCATTAAAAAACATTTCAAATCTTGAATTTGGTCTATTTGGATTTGCAAAAACCAAATCTTGTCCTGGTTCTAATACTCCAAAGTTTCCATAACCCATACTTAATTCAGTTCCTTCATATCTTTTTCCAAATCCATTAGGTTTTTGAAATATTCCTTCTCCAACACCACCTATTTTCCCAGTATTTCCTGTATTATTATCTTGTTTTATAAAAGCAGTAAACATTGCACTAACAACTGCATTCATAAGTTCAGCATTGGAAAATCTTGAAAGTTGAGATAATGTTTCAAGAGCTGGAGCAAGAAGTGGTACTCCTCTTACCTGCCCTATTCTCTCTTTTTCCATTAGTTTTAATATTTGTTTTCTTCCTGTTGAATCAAAGACAGGTATTCTAGTATATTGATAATGCTTATCTCTAAAATGATATGCTTTTATAACTCCCTTTTCATCAGTTTCTACTCCCTCATACAAATATTCATTGCTTTCCTGTGCTTCACAATAATAAGAATCTAGGAACTGTACTTTTAAATCAAATAGTTCATTTTGTCTTTGATGATATGGAAGATTGACAAAACATTCTCCATCCATTAAATAAGTAATCATTGCTAAATCTTGTAGTTGATTAAATGTTAAATCCCCTTGAATATCACATTCTGTACTATCAGCCCATAAAGTCCAGATATTTTCAATTTCTTTTTGTATTCTTTCAACTTCATCAGTAGAAAGATTTAGTAAAGAATTATTAATTCTACTTTTTAGTTTTAATCCATCTCCAATAACATTAGTTCTTATTTTGAGAATAGCTCCTCTTGAAATAGGATTTCCCATAAAAAGCTGTCTTGATCTTGCCATTAAAATTTCTTTATTATCTTCAATGTCATCTTTTGTGGTATCTAGGGAATTGTACATTCCCTTAAATGCTATCTTTGTTGTACTAGCACCAGATTGACTATAATTAAGAAATTCTCTTTGTTGTCTTATAGCTTCTATTTTGTATCTAATTTCTTCTGTTTTTAGTTCCTGGTTTAATTTATTTATTTCAGTATTAACTTTTTTCATACTTTCTCCTAAAACTCATGAGGAACTATTTGAAAAAATCTTATTCCTTCTCCTGTTCCACTCTCTATTTGAGCTTTTTTATTTTCCCACCAAATCCGACCTTTTCTTATTTGTTCCAAATCAGCTCTTTTTAAATTCTGTCCATCTATTGTGTATTCTTGACCTTTTAAAACAGCTTCCTCTGCTTCTAAATAAAGTCTTATATATCTTTCACATTCCTGGACAGTTATTTTTGTATTTAAAATTTCATCTATTTTTTTCTTATAATGTTCTTTTAAATCAGCTAATTTTTTCATATCAGCTGGATTTTCTTTTAAAAATTCAACACCAGCTACCCAGGCAGAACCATATAGAATAAGATCCTCTTCAGCTTCCTCTATTTCTATTAATTTATTTTCAAAACTTGCTATATTCCTCATACTTCAACTCCTTTTCTGTCAATAGCCATTTCTTGTTTCTTTGGTGTTAAAGCTCCATTAACAGATAGTTCCAATAACTCTGCTCTAGTAAGATTTACTAATTTTTCAGGTTCTATTCTAAATATTGAAAATGGAACTGTTGCATAACATCTGCAATCAAAGCCTTCGTTTCTAGTTTGGATTTTCTTCCATACAACTTTACGATTTTCTTGAACTTTTATTTCAGCTGTTAAGGATTTAAAATACTCTAAATCATAGCCTTTGCCATATTCTCCATTGAAATGACAATATCCCTCTTCATTAATTCTTGCATCTAATCTTCCTGAAACAATATCTTTAAGAGCATTTGACCCAATAGATAATAAATCTATTTCCTTATTTTTAGTTTTTCTAAACCCATTACTAATAGGAACATTTTCTCCACCAAGTCCCTTAATACCAATTATTCTTCTGTATTGTCTAGGACTTACAAAATCATAAACTTTTTGTGTGTGATGTCCTCCTGTGTCAATACAAGCTGAATAAATTTTTAATTTATCTCCATTTTGGTAAAAATATTCTTTATCTAAGACTTTATCTAATCTTTCCCAAATATCTGATTGGTTCATATTTCCATGTAAAATTATGTACTCCATTCCCCAGCTTTCATAACCAAGACCCCAGCCAACAACTTCTATTGCTATCCAGTTATCTTGAATATCAACTCCTGCTGTAAGAACCAAGGCTTTATCAGGAATATAACTATATTTTTCTCTTGTTCTCTTAATAAGTTTTTTAGGATCTAATCTTCCTGTGTATTCTTGTTCAAAAGTTTCAGCTAGAACTGTATTTATAAATGCTTTTAGTTTTTCAATATCTCCTTTAATTTCTAGCCATTCTTGAACAATAGATTCCCAATTTCTAAATGGACTAGCTAGACCATTCAAGTGGTAACCTAGATTTTTTGTTCTTTCAGGATATTTATGTATCCATCTTCCAGTTTTTTCATTACCTTTTTTCCACTCTTTTTCTGTGAATGCTTTACCACAATTAGGACAAACCATTCTTACATTACTTCCATCAGGTTCAAATTTTATATTTCCCCATTTAAAAGTCTGTTCTTTCTTACAGTTAGGACAAGGAATATACCATTCAGCCTGACTTGAATTGTTGTATTCATCCTCTATTTCAGATGAACCTTTTACTGTTGGAGTTCCAGTAATAATGTGTTTTGTAATATCATCAAATGTAGAAGTTCTTTTTTTAGCAAGTGAAATAGGGCTTCCTTCATTTCCTGAACTCTTTGGATATCTATCCACCTCATCAAGAAATATGTTTCTAATAGGTCTTGCAGCCAATTTCGATGGTGAATTAGCTCCAACAAAAGCTATATATCCTCCTGGAAACATTTTGTGTGTAACAGTATTTCCAGAGTCCTTTTTACTAGGTTCTTTAATAATTGTATGTAATATAGAATTATTTATAGCTGGTTGTATTCTCTCCTTTGAGAAACTTCTAGCCATTTCATCAGTTGGTTGAACTATTAACATTGGACAAGGATCTAAATGAGCATATCTTAAAATTGTATTGATGATTAACTCACTCTTTGCTAATTGTGCTGCCATCATCAATGTAACTTGCTTAGTTTCTCCTTTTGTTATTTTTTCATATATTTCTATCATATATGGTGTTCTTTCAACATTGAATTTACCAACTTCTTTTGCTGATGTTGTATCTAAAACTCTATATTGATTTGCCCATTCCATAATACTTACAAGTGGTGGTTGTCTCAATATTCTTAAACACTCTTTTATTAATTCCCTGGTTCTCTTATACATCTTTTGTTTTTCTCCTGTTGCTTGGAGGTTCATAGTTTGCTAACTCTTCCAAACAATTTATTAATGTATTTTTTAAGTAATCTAATCTATCAGCTTCTGATATATCATTAACTTCATTGTCAATTTTTACAGCAGTTGCTTGTAATTTAGCTTTGAATTTAATTAAAATATCAGTTAAAACATATTTAACATCTTCATCTAAGTGATATTTGTCCTGTAAAATTTCAAGTTTATATTGCTGATACTCTCTTTCAATAGCCTTTTTCTTATTTCTTTCATCTGTAACTGTTAAATATCTTTTCAAATTATCCTTCAAGTCAAATTGACCATTAGAATTTTTTTCTAATACTCCACGATTTGCAAGTTCTTTAACTGTCTTTTCACTAAGTCCTAATATTTCAGCAAGAGTTTTTTGTGTTACTAGGTTTATATCTCCATTTCTTGTTTGGTTTATAAATTCAGTTATACATTTTATAAGAGGGTAACTTCCGTTTTCTGATTTATAATCCTTGAACAGTTCTCTAACCCTTCTATCAGAAATATTAAGAATTTTTGATAATTGTTTTTCATTTGCAAGTATCATATTTTCTCCCATGCGTATATATAAATTTTGGAACTAGGAAGGAAATCAAAAAATTTCATATTTGAAAAGTTCCGAGCCTCCAGCCGCACCCTCTAATAAAAAATTTTCGTCACAGTACCTTTTTGATTACTCGAAGTCCTCATCACTCACAGCTGTATCATTTTCACTGTTTATCACAGCTTTCAGTTTAGCCTCATCAGTTACTCTGTAACCTAGCATTGAGTTTAACTCTCTTGCTGCTGCTACTCCTGCTAATAGTGGTTTGTCCTTTCGCACTCTCTTGCTTACTGTATGTCCATCAGGACTAGATTCATCTATGTATTCAATGATATCTACTCCTTCTATTGCACTATTTAAAATTTTATTTAATCTTGTTGCTATACTTAATATCCCTAATTGTGTATCTTGAAATAGTATTTCTCTTAATTCTGTTATCTTAGTTGCAACCTTTGGACTTCTTTCTATGTTTGCTGCTTTTGTCTTTTCACTATAACCAGCCTTTTCCTTTGCCTCTTCTTTTCCAATTCCAGACATTCGGTATATAACATATTTAGTTTGTTTTTCTGTCAAGCCCTCAAAGTTGCATATCTTTGCATTTTGTTTTTCAACTATTTCTGCTCTGATTTCTTTATACTTAACAAGATATCTATTTATCCAAGAGATAATAGTATTTTTGTTATATTTAGTTCTTTTTTGTATCTCATCATAAAAGTCTTTTTTCTTTTTACTGAACTTAATTAATTCTAGTTCTACATATATTTCTAAGACTTTTAATTGTTTCTCATTAAAATTATCTGACTTACTCATCTTTATGCCTCACTGATTAACTCATCTTTTATGTCCTCCCACTTGTATTCCTTGCCTTCTCTTTGTAAAATAATGTCTAACTTACCTAAACTTCTATATCTTTTAACTATTACATCAGCATACTTAGGATCATATTCCATTAAAAATGCTTTTCTGTTTAATTGCTCTGCTGCAATCAATGTACTTCCTGATCCACCAAATAAATCAAGAATATTCCAATCTTTTTTACTAGAATTATGAATTAATCTAGCAATTAACTTGATTGGCTTCATTGTTGGGTGAACATCATTTACTAATGGTTTGTTCTCTCTAATTATGCTTTCTTGCTCTCTTAACATCTGTTTTAAAATATTTATTAGTTCCTTTTTGCTATAGTTTTCAATAGCTTTTAAATCTTTTTCTATAACTGTATCCTGTGTAAAATCTTTTATAAAATAATGTGCTGCTCCTTCTTTCCAGCCATAAAGACAAGGTTCATGTCTCCAATTGTAGTCCTGTCTTGATAGAACAAATTGATTTTTTACCCAGATTAAACATTGTGATATTTTAAATCCTGCCTCTTCCAATGCTCCTCTGAATGCTTTTGTTTCACTATCTGCATGAAAAATATAATAAGCTGCACCAGCTCTCATAACTTCAAAAGAATTTTTATAAAAATCTAATAAAAATCTATAAAAGTTTTCAGAACTCATATTGTCATTTTTAATTTTGTTTCCATTTGTTGCCTCATAGTTCACATTATATGGTGGGTCTGTAACCATTAAATCCATAGTTTCATTAGCAACTAATTTTTTAACATCTTCTAAATTAGTTGAATCTCCACACATAAGTTTATGTTTTCCTAATAGCCAAATATCTCCTTGTTTTGAAAAATATTTTTCTTCAACCTCAGGAATATCTATTTCTTTTATTTCATTTTCATCAAGAATCTCACTAGGTAATAATGCTTCAATTTCATCAAGATTAAAACCTGTTAATTCTAGGTTTTCTCCTAGTTTTGTTAGTTCTTCAAATAATTTTTGATAATCCCATTCGCCTAGCTCTATTGCTCTAGCTTCTCCAATTCTTATTGTTTGTATTTCATTTTCAGTTAAATTTTCAATGAAAATACATTCAATTTCAGTTAATCCTAATATTTTTGCTGCTTCTACTTTCGCATAGTCACTAACAACATAATTATTAGCATCAACTATTATTGGGAATACACAACCAAATCTATCTAATAAGTTTTTATATAGATTAATTTGATTATTTGTACTTTTTCTAGGGTTCTTAGGATTTTCTTTTAAAACATCTAATTTAATCTTAGTTATTTTCATAGTCCTCCCTGTTCTAATTTGTTTTAAATCTTTGCATTATAAAAACAAATAATTATATTTTCAGTTTCAGGATTAAAGTGCCTCACATTATTATCACGCGAGAAAACTATTAAAAAGCATTGATATTAAATGGAAAATTTTTTTTGAAAGAGTGAAAATAGGAAGTTTTTTCTTCCTATTTTTTGCAAAAAAATGCCAAATGATTTTTGGTATCACATTTGACTTTGCAATTAAAGAGTATTAGATTTGCGAAGAATAGTTCGAGCCTCTCTATATTAGAAAAAAAATCTCTTTGTGGAGATGCTCTTTGTTGTGAATGAGTAAGGATGTCTTTTATCTTACTACGATAAAAAACAACCTGTCTGTAGCATTTATTGCTACTACTAGTAACAATATCATCAACTATTTTATAGTCAAATATCCACTCTAAATTATCTCTAATTAGTGAATCCAGATCCTGACATCTAAAATTTATAAACTTTTCTTTAAGAACTTCAACTGATTTTTCTACCTCTTCAATCAGTATTTTTCCCAAAGTATGTGATATTGTGTTTTGAATGCAATCTTTTATGTCTTTTATTGTTATATATTTTATTGAGTTAAACTCAAAGTAGCTTTTTATAATTTTCTTTGTTAATCTGTGTTCAAGTCTAAGAATTGCTCCTTTGACTTTTCTTATATTATTTTTTTTGTTATTTTCATGACCTTTTGAATAAAGTCTAATTTTCCACCCAATCATTGGTTGGAATGTAAAACCTGTTGTATAAAATTTATTTTCATTTTGATTGAAATTATAATATTGAACCTTATCCAAATCATCATATTTTCTTGTAAGTGCTTTGAAAAAGTAACTTATGATATTATGAAATTTATAAAAGTTCCCAACTGCCTCTTGTGTAGTAAATTCAAAATATTCATATCTTACTTCATCTTCAGTTATTTCATAATCAATTAAACTATTGATTAATTTTACTAGATTATCTTCCACTATAATTTTTTTTAATTCATCAGACAATGGAAAAATATTATCATCTGCAAAAAATCGTGGATAAGAAAAATCTATTTTTATTGTTGACATCTTTTTTAATTTTTTTTCTTCTAATTTAATATAATTTATATTTTCT